CCGTGCAATCATTCCATAATGCGCAGCACCTCGCTTCTCGGTCTGAACTTGATTAAGAAGTACGAGGGCTTGCGGCTTAGTTCATACCTTTGCCCTGCTGGAGTGCCGACAATTGGATATGGCAGCACTCGCTACCCGAACGGCAAAAAGATTCTTTTAGGCGAAAAGCTCGCAAGCGAAAAGGAAGCAACGCAATTGCTACTCGCTACACTTGAGCCATTTGAAGCGGCGGTAAATAAGCACCTACCGAATTTGAATCAATGCCAGTTCGATGCGTTGGTAGCATTCAGCTACAACGTTGGCACGGGTGCACTCATTAAATCCACATTGCTCAAAAAAGCCAAAGTAAACGCAGCCGACCCTTCAATCTTGGATGAGTTCCTGAAGTGGAATAAGGCAGGGGGCAAAGTGCTTACAGGGCTAACCAATCGCAGGCGCGAAGAGTCGAATCTGTATTTCTCACTTTGTAATTTCTAAGCCTTATTTGCCCCAACGTTCGGTATGCTTTCGCGTAATTTAACCTATGCGAAAACGTGCTACCAAACCGAGGCGAATCATTGACATCATTGTTAAGCATTGGCGTAGCACAATCGGAAGTCTTATGATATTAGTCTCAATATTTCTACTAATCTTTAAAGTCATATCCACAGAAACCCTCGCGGCAATTGTAGCAACTCTAATCGCCGCAGGATACATACCAAAAGCCAAAGACGATGCAGCAAGTTCGTAGAGATACCGTGAAGATTGCACGCCATAACAAGGTGAACATTGACACTATGAGCTGGGAGGCGGCTAATGCAGATACAAGCTTCGCGCAAGCTAACCGCGAAAGCTTCGAGGCTGTCATGGCACAGCCGCGCAAGGAGAAAGTGCTCACCGCATTCGACACAATTCAGCCCTGTGATGTATCTTTGTTAGCAGCCCCTACGTACTACACCATCAAACCTCAGCCTGTAAGAAACACGAAAGATTTGGAGATGCCTATGAACTACGATATACTGTTAAACGGCATTGTGTTCAGCTTCACTCTGTGGATGTCGGCAAAGTACCTTATGACATGCGGTGCTGCATGGTCAAATCTTTTGCAGGACTTACGTAAAGAATTAGCCTAAAAGTTCAATCCTTGCCTTATCTTTGCGATATGGCAAGCCTGCACATCCTTGAGTCGAGCATCGACCTCTTCTATGTGATCACCGATAAGGATGGCAATATCGTCACCTCCAATGATTTGTTCAAGGAGTACAGCAGCCATATTAAGCCTGGCAACATATTGGACATTGCGGCCAATGATTCCGATCGGGATGAGTTGCTCACTGCAATCAGGAAGTCGCAGAAGAAAGCACCGGAACCGATTCGCACCTATGCCAAGACAAAGCAGAAGATGGCCTCTGAGCGGTACAATATGTGGAATATTTATTCCATTGTTGACATGCTGCACTTCATCGGGATTCAACTTGTCGATGTTACTTCCATAAGCAACCATGAGCATGAACGCCAGAAGATCCTTCTGGAAGAGTTCCGCTTCATGCTATCTCACGAACTTCGCCAGCCATTGACTTCAATCGGGGGCTTGGTGAAGATGATGATTGAGCACGAAAGCGCAACGGATCAGGAGCGCAATGATGTGATGAAGATGCTTGCAAATAGCGTTGATAAGCTTGATGATGTCATCCGGCTATTAGTTAAGAAAGCAACCAGGCAAATATGAACAACCTACCGGCTACCGATTGCGAATGCGATGAGCGACTTGTGAAGGTGCTGGCTGTTTATATTGCAGAAAAAGCTATGCCGCTGAAGGTGGCGGCTGATATATTGCTCAATGAATTGCGCAACAAGGATGAATATATCAAACGACTTAACGAACTAATACAATGCACCAGAGCAATATCAGTACACTAAGCCTATTGGCAATCTGCCTATTCATTTTGCTGCTATTGCTTCGCACATGCGGTGCGTTAGGCGAGGCCGAAAGCAATGCCATGTATCTTGATTCGCTGAATTCTGAGTATACTGTGCGCATCGCAAGAGACAGTTCCAGAATCCACAGCCAAGCCGTCCAACTTGCTGAGGCAGGCACAAAGCTTCGAGCCTTGCAGCTGCGTGAGCCTGAAGTGGTGGTGAGGTATCAGACGCGGACAAAGGTAGTGACGCAAGTCGAGCTTGGCGAGACCGTGTACATCGACAGCTTTCCGCACTTGCGACTGCCAAGGTCATTCAGCCGAGAGGGGAAGTTCCTTCAGATAGGTGGCTCAATAAACCGCTTAGGAAGGCTTCAAATCGATTCTATTATCATTCCGGTAAGTTATACCGTTGCAATTGGAGATACGCTGCGTAATGGCTTGTTTTCGCGTAAAAGAGACAAGGTTGTTCGCCTTGGGATAGACAATCCATACGTAAGCGTCACAGGAATGCACAACGTGATTGTGGCCCAGCCTCCGAAAAAGTGGTATGAGACAAAGGCATTCGCTTTTGCGCTCGGTGGCATTACAGGGTTCGCAATTGGTCGCGCAAAATAATTGCGTTGATTATTAAGCACTTGCGATTTTTTACGCTGGTGGTTTGCTGTTTTCTTTGTTTAGGTATTGTGAAATCAAAATAAGGTTGTACATTTGTCAAACAAAACAATCACAGCCATGACAACAGCAGCCTTCACAGAAATCGCAACTCAGAACATCAGCAAGCTATCGACTTCTGATTTAATGACTGAAATCACAAAATTAAATGCAGATAATTCAACCGCAGCGACTATGGTTTGGAGTATCGCAATGGACATTTTAATGGATAGAATTTCAGAAAACGACTTCATAACTTTTTGCAATACACTTTCCTAACCTTAACGGGGGCCCTAACCGCCCCCATTTTTCCTTAAACTTTTACACCTTTATACACATGCACACACCAGAACTCTCAACAGCAACAACCTTCAAGAATTGGAAGGGCACAGAATTTTTCCACTACAATCACTTAACCGGCACAATGGTTATGGTTGTAAATGACGGCTGCATCAAAGGGCTATACACCCGATGCGACTCTCAAGCCGCTAACCTCGCACGCCAGTACCATCGCAGTATGGAGCACGGCGTTGCACCAGAGAAACGTCTTTGGGATCCTTGCAAGATGGATGAATTCCACAATCAGTTTGCACTCGTTACCGAGTATCTTCACGAACAATCAACTCAAGCACTTTTAACCTCAATTTAATCTTTAAACATGAAAGCACCAGTAAACTCTGGCAATGGCTCAAGCCGCCAAATCGCTCCCGAAGGAGCACACGTAGCAAGATGCTACCAAATCATTGACAAGGGAACCACATTCGATGAGAAGTGGGGAAACAAGAAACGCAAAGTGCAATTCTTGTTTGAACTCCCAATGGAAACCGCAGTCTTCAGCGAGGACAAAGGAGAGCAGCCGTTCTATGTGAAGACAGTATTCAACCTCAGCATGGGCGAGAAGGCATCACTTCGCAAGTTCGTTGAATCATGGATTGGCAAAAAAATGACCGATGCGCAAGCTGGAGACTTCGACATTATCAAGCTACTCGGCCACTCTTGCATGGTAAACATCGCACACAACGGCAAAGATGACCGCACCTATGCAAACATCATGAGCATATCGCCGCTTCCAAAAGGAATGGCGTGCCCTCCAGCAATCAACGAACTTCTAAGCTATGACAGCACTGAGCACGATGATGCAGTATTCAACAAGCTGCCGGACTTCCTGAAGGAAGATATTCGCAAAAGCGATGAGTGGATTGCTCGGACTACTGCCAAGCCTGCCGCTGTGCCTGCTCCAAAGTGGGAGAGCACAACTGTAACTGATGAGCCGGATCTCGACAGCCTATTCGCTAACGACTCAGACGGCCTACCATTCTAAAAATAACAAAGGCCGAGGACACACAACACCTCGGCCTTACTCACATATCAAAACACATGAACAGCATCGCAAAGATAACAATTCCAATTGAGAAATTGTATCAGACAATAAATTCAGCTGAGGTATTGTCAGCCCAGCAAATAATCGAACGCAATAGCTATGAAGGCGTAGCGTATCCAATCGACAACGTAATGCACTACACCGCTGCATCCAATGCTATAGCGGAAGTGAACAAGGCCATCAAGGCTATCCAAGATGCACGCAAGATGGTCACCGGTCCTCTCGATGCCTACAAGAAAGAACTCATGCGCATCGAGTCAGATGCAACAATGCCGCTGCAAAGCTTCATCGCATCGACAAAAACGGCAATGCTCGAATATAACGCAGCATGCGAGAAGCAATTCGCAGCCGAGCAAGAGAAGGCCACGACACTTGAGAGCCTTGTGGATAACACCGCTGAGGTGAGCATCCAGCACAGCCACATCAAAGGCATTCGCACCATCCGCCGCA